GCCCGAAGTTCACCAGTTTGTCCGTCTTCGATGAGAACCGGACAACGCCACTCTAATCTCTGATACTTCCTGTTGTACCGTCTCGGTATGGCAGCTATTATCGGAAATATGGTGTCGACGAAAACCTGTGCTGCAGCAAACCATCCTTTCTCACGAAGATTAAGGATGTTTTGTCGAACTGCAAGATAGGCTTCCGTACTGTCGACGCAGATGGTCTTAGGTTTCACAATTACTTGTGAAATGCCGTTAAGGACCCACTCACCACAGGATTCTTTGACTGTGGAACCGAGTGAGGTCTTGTCGCGGTTAACCTTAAGACCAAGGGCTTCTAAAGCCTCCATTACATGGGGAGCCATAGCCGTATCACAAATAATGTCATCTCCGAATACGAATATTCGAGGGTCGACAAATTGTGAACGACTGAGCTTCGAGTTCCAGTACCATTGAACTCCCTTGCAAATTGCAAGGAAGGCAACGGTCTGAACGGGAAAGCACAGTGCAGAACCCATTGTAGCAAAGGCAGCATAGGTCGTTTCTTCGCCGTTTATCGAACAACGGCGGGACCTATACTGAGTTAGAAGCCTACACATATGCCTCGGGAATAAGAGCCGAACGGCCGCTAGCGACAACCTGTCGCTCGCGTCCTTAAGGTCAATAGTGCTAAGACGGTTGTCAAAGCACGCTTGACGATTTCGACTCACATCCGAAAAGCATATGTGATCGCGGGTGAGATAGTGGTTCTCCAAATAGCGATATAGAACGTCTTTGAGCCCTTGTTGGCCAAATTGGCACTCCTTGGGTTCAGCGCATATAATGCGTGGTCCACGAAAGTCTTTCGGGACCAAGATCATTCTAGAAGCTAAGGAAGAGGTATTCGGAATCCGATCTAATTTGATGCGTTGATTAACGTCATACAAATTTGAAGGAAAACCGGGTACACTTTCAAGGAACCATTTATCATTCCCACGCTCACCATGAGCAACAGCACCTGGCCCATGACGACCCCACGGCTCCTTTTGGAAGTCGCGAATCGCTTGGAACTCGGGTGAGAGCTCACTAAAGAGAATGCGCAAGAACTTTCTTGCGTACCCCAAAGCCGGATGTCCTTTGATATCCGGTTTTGTAGTAATACGAGTACGGAAATCTTCAATTACCGCACTCCAATCCTCTTTAGCTGTAGAGTGAACTTTGGACCAGAATAGCGTAATCTGTCGAATTACTTCAACAGATTTACAATCCATTTCAGCCCTAAGTCGCAGTGAGCCGTCTTCATGATACACTCTTGAAAAAGGTGTATGCAAGAAACGCGGCAACTTACTGTGACCAAAGAGAGCGAATCCTTCTGGAATGCAGACGTTGCATTCTGTGATAAGCGACTTTTCGACTGCCTTACCCAATAATGGGAGTACAGTGTAAAGGAACTTCTCACCTTCAGCGTTATAACGCTGCAGGAGGTAATCGCAATCTTGATTCATCCCACAATGGAGATGTCTACTTGCGTCTGCGAACAACGCAGAAATCAAGGATGACACGTCTGTCTTAGGCGTTACGGTCCCGATGATATTCATCGTTTCCTCCCCTAAGCGTCTGTCACCATCCACATGCGCATTGAGCGCATCTCAGTCACTTAAAGACTTGACTGAGCTGATCGATGATGATCCCGGCAATTTGCAAAGCCAGGATAATCCACATTCTCTTGTTACCCATATGACCTCCTTAAGACTGTGCAGTCGAAGGAAGCATACCGTCGGCGATCTCTGCTCTAAAATTTGCATTTGAGAGTAAGTCACCGAGAAGGGCGAGGAGATCCTCGACCTCGGTAGCAGGATTCTGTGAATCACGAGAAACGGTTGTTTCAAGACGACACTGATTCAGGAAAGCCTGATTCGTGTCAGTATTGATTCGAACGTCTCTCAACGATACGACGAGCTTATCACTGGCCTTTGAATTTGTTGGTCCAATTTTGTAATTGAACTGCAAAGACATTGGTGCAGCGAGAGCACGCGTAACGACGCGATATTCTCCACCGGCAGAAGTCTGACCGATGAGAGTAAAATCGACGTGAGTTGCATCATGATCATGTAATTGAATTGTGGATAGTGGCATACGCCCTCCTTATAAATGGTTTGTACTCCTCGTGACATTAAGCGACGAGGTGTTTAAAGAATCCGCTGCACTATCAATGCAGCGCCGTCCGCAACGTTTATTTTGCGGAGATTCCCGAAAACGCCAAGTGTGTCACAGCCAGGAGGAAAACCTTCTGACCGTGCGTATGCAACGTTGCATACAGACCCTTGTACAGAACATGTCCGAACAACTTCGGGTATCCAGTCCCAAGCAGGGAAACTACATCGAAAATCAATATCGATAGAAGTCTCAGTCTTGATACTGTACCCAAGGTAACGGATATCATGTCTGGCCCATAAGGTCGGATCTATTCCCATGATCTTCTGGACGTTGACAAACCAGTCAACGACGAAGGAAAATGGTACAAGATCCCAAACGGCTTCAGCTATCCGATTTATGCCCAACCTCTGCTTGATAAGAGCAGGGAAGTCAAATACGTTACTGTAACTCTCGTTCAAGACAGCACAGCCAAAAACGGCAGTACGCTTGACGCGAAGGTTACGAGGAACCATTTCGACAAGAGGCATATAGGATAGAAACGTGGAAGTGTGATATGGCACATCGACTGTCTTCTCCACAATCTCGCGACTGTGGATCGGACGATCTTTGCCCACATACTTTAGGAGATATTCGCGATGAGCAGCGGCCTCGTCCATAACTGATGCGATTGCAACAGTATCTGCAACGAGGTTTGACCACCCATAACGCCACTCCAACCAAGCAGACGCACTGCGTTTTGTTAAATCCTTCAATGTAGCCTTCTTAGGAATGTTCAATTTCTTGGCACTCTTAATCAGGTTAAAAGGATTTCGCAGCATCTGTATGGTCTTACCAACTTCAACAGCACTGACAATCAAGTTTGATCTTGACTGCATAGCGCCGCTGACTTGGTTGCCCACCTCACTAACCATCTTACCCCAGTCGATAGCATCCATTGTCGGCAAGCTTTCAGGGTTGGATCCGTAGAAAAAGGAAGGATGGATAGATCCATCAATCTTAATCTCGAATTCACCAGGAACAGCAGGCGCATAATGGTACCGATCGGCTTCCCATACAGTTTCGGCTTCCTTAACGCGAGTTAAGTAAGCACGAAGATGTACCGGGATAGAGTAATGTTTCGAATGACTGCAAGGGTTAAAAGCCTTACGTCGTCCAACAACATCGCTTATGGTAGATAAGTTAGAGAGTGGTACACCATACAAACCGCCGCCAACGTAATTAGTATACGGAATAAACCGTGTGTTGGGAGCATCGTTTGTACCCTTGGCATAAATATACCCAGGGGACGTTGCTTCAACCATGATTTTCCCACTATACGATAGTGAGCCGGTTGTACGTGTGCGTGTAGACATAGACACCTCCATGATCGGGAACGTGGAAGACCCAATTACGTTGTGTAATTGGCCACGAGAGACGGGGTTAACCCG